AATCCTTTAACAATCCTTTAACAATCCTTTAACAATCCTTTAACAATCCTTTAACAATCCTTTAACAATCCTTTAACAATCCTTTAACAATCCTTTAACAATCCTTTAACAATCCTTTAACAATTTATTAATAAATATCTAAATAAATATCTAAATAAATATCTAAATAAATTTTTTAATAAATCTTTTAATAAATCTTTTAATAAATCTTTAATAAATTCTTAATAATTATTTAATAAATTTTTTAATAAATCTTTAATAAATTCTTTAATATTTATAAAATAAAAAATGATTTAAGAAATATTATTAAAAAAATAAACATAGATGATTGATAGTTGTGAAAAAGCGTTTGTTCTTGGTTTTCTTTCATATATCAAAGAAGTTCATACAAAATATTCGCAGAATTGTTATGAATTGATGAATATTGATGAGGAAGAAGATGAAGGAATTCTTAAAATCTTAAAGGAATATGTGGATATTATTGATGAATGTGGAACAACTTCTATGAGTTTAATTAATCCTGAATATCTGGATGAGATGAAGAAGGATATTAAGGAATTTAAAGATTTTAAGGATGATTATAAAAGAGCATTTATTCGAGGTATTTATGAATATAATAATATAAATGAGACTTCAAATGATATTCATATGAAAAAGAATGAAATAATTAGTAATATTTATCAAGATTTTATGGAATATCTAGGAGTTCCTTATATCGTAGATGATGAGAATAGAATTTTGATTAAATATGGATGTAGTTCAGTAGATTTCCTTGGATTTCTTTATAATAATATTGATAATAATATTGGATTTGTTTATAATAATTATAATTCAAATCTTCCAAAGATTAATGTCGTTCTAACGGATGATGATGCGATTAGACCATCAAAGAAGAATTGGAGTGATGTTGGTTTTGATTTATCAATTATTAAGAAAGTTGAGGATTATAATTCGAAGACTGCTTTATATGATACAGGTCTTAAAATTCAAATAGATTTTGGTTATTATGTGGAGATTGTTCCTCGAAGTTCATTATCTAAATCTGGATATATGATGGCGAATAGTATTGGAATTATTGATAATTCTTATAGAGGAAATTTGATGATTGCTTTAACGAAGGTTTGTGATGATGCGAAGGAGATTGAATATCCGTTTAGATGTTGTCAAATGATTATGAGAAAACAAGTTCAAGCGAATTTGGAAGAGATTGGATATGTTGAAAAGACGAAGAGGAATGAAGGAGGATTTGGTTCTACTTAAATAAATAAATAAATATATAAAATATAAAATAGAAAATGAATTTTGAAGAATTAGAAGAACAAATTAAAACTTATATTAATAAAGATATTTCCATAGGGGATTTACAAGATGATTTTAGAACAAATTTTGAAAGAACTTATTTACCTGCGGGCTATGATATAGACGGAGATGATAAAAACTTTGATTTTCGATTAAGAAGATTACAATTAAAAATTGTTTTTTTGAAACTAATTGCGGAATTAGATTTAAATAAATTAAAAAATATTGAGGCATTATTAAATATTATGGAACAAGATATTCCAGAATGGTCTGGATTAGATTTAAGTCCATTTATAACAAAAACAACACATCCTATAATATTTAAAATACACGATGATAAAAATAAAAAAGAAGTTAAAGATTTATTCAATCTCGCAAATAATTATTTAACAATAATCAGGAAAAAATATAGAATTACACACGATTTTTATTATGAAAAAGGAGAAAAATTTATTGAAGGATTTAAAGATAAAAGATTTGCTTATGTTATGTCTTATACAAAACTTTTAAATTTAATTAAACAAATTAAAGAAAATTTATCATCATTTCAACAAACAAAAAAACAAAAAACAGGAGGCAAATTAAGAATAGTTAAAGTTATTAAGAAATATTAATCCATTCATTTAAATAAAAATCATTTTTCTCTGGAATGATAATCTTTTTATCTTTCTTTCCTAGATATGCCATCCAAAAGGAGTAATTATTTTTATCAATTATCATATTTTTAAATTGTGATAAAAGGACAAAATTCGTGAAACGATGTTCTGGAACATTTGCTAAAAAGATGACATTTGATTTTGGAATAAAATTCATATTTATTTGTATCCAATCTATATCATCACATAAAACAATAATTTTAAAATTATTGAAATGTTTATAATATGCTTTTTCATAATAATAAGGAATATATAAATCTTTTTTGATATTCATACAAACATAATTATTAATTTCATAATCTCCAAAATAATTCATTATATTTGTTAATTTATTATGGATGAAGGTTTTATAGATACTATTATTGATGATAAGAATTGATAATAGTTCTCTTACTTGATTACTTATATATTTATGAGAATAATTATCATTAAAAATGAGATTAAGATTATCATCTGGCGAATAATTATTCAAATAATAATCTTTAAAATTCATTTTTTCATAATCATCAGGAGATAATGATTTATATCTAAAATATTTGATGAAGATATTTATAATATTTGTATAACCACCTTCTATAAATGCTAATTGTCTATTAAGAGTTAAGGCGAAGGTTAAGGAAATACCGATTTTGAATAACTCGCTTCCAATATCATCAAAATTAACATCATTCGAATTGAAAGTGATGAATTTTTCGGTCATTTATTTAAAATAGATTTTATTTTTTTAAATGGAGATTTGAATAATAATTTTCATAATTATTGAAATTATATTTATGATAGGAATAATCATAACTTTCATAATTATTGATATTAGATACAAATTTGATGGATTTTTGAATGGAATTATATTTAATCCTTTTAAGAGGTTTATGGTTATTTAAATAAGTCATATAAATATATTTAGATAATTTTAGATTTTTGAGAATTAAATAAATCTTAATGATTAGATTGATATTTTCCATATTTCCACCAATCATATAAATCTTAATATCTTCAAATCTATATTCATCATAAACATCATTAATAATATCATATAAACAATCAATATTCGTATTCATATCAATTAAACCGATGAAAGATTTATTTAAACTTTCATTAATGATTAGAAGACATATGTTAAAATTGATAATATCAGTAATAATGATTTTATCATTTTTAAAAATGGAGAATTCACGATTATTTATATATCTATCAAAATATCTATATTTGAATGAATAAGAATAAGAATTATTGATTGTTTTTTTGAGTTTGAATAAATAGATGATAATTAGATAATAATAAATCTTTTTAATAATAATATTATCATAATTATTCAAAAAATCCAAAAGGAATATTAGATTTATTTTGGAACTTATCTTATAAATTAAATAATTTTTATTATAATAAAGATTGAAATTATTAATGATTATTTGATTATTATTTATAATAAATTCTATATTTTCATCTTCGTAAATCTCATTAATATTTAATTCATAATTAACAGGTATTAAATAATTCATAGTTTATATTTTTATAAATAATGTTTAGATAATTATGAATGATTATTGTTCCGTCGTAAATATAATTCCACAATATTTAGGAACTTGTTGGTTTAATGCTATTCTTATGTCTTGTTTATATAGTGATGGTGCTTCACGAATATTTAGAGAAACGATTTTAAGTGATGATTGGGAGAATTCTAATAATCCTCTTAAAATTGCTTTGTTTAATATTATTTCATATATAAATAGAATTAAATTATTTCCTGAATTACGAGAAGAACAAACAAAATTATTTCAAGAATATTTAAATAAAATAAGACCAGAACAATTATTATTTAAATTAATGGAATATGATAAAGAACTGAAAAATATATTTATTAAACAAAAAGGATTAGGATATTCTATTTCATATTTATCTTTATTTTTAGATATATTAGAAATTCCATATTTATCTGTTTTTATTGATAGTGATAAAAAACTAAAAACTTTCAAAAAATTTGATAAAGAATTTAAAATTATTATTTTTCATATAGGATATATTCCTTTTTATAAAAATACTTATATTGATTATGAATATAAAATTGAAACTTTATTAAAAGGATTTAAATTAGATAGTATTTTATTAAGAGCTTTTTTAAATTTAGGACACGCTATTACAGGAATAACTTGTGGAGGTGAAAGATATGTTTATAATGGTTGGATGCGAGAAGATGAAAGTTTTAAATTTTGTAATTTAATTCCTTTTGATTGGTATTCAAAAAAAGAATTTTGTTTAAATAGAAAAGAATGTAGTTTAGATGATATTAAAGAAAAGGATTTTTGTTTTTCTTTCGAAAAAGGAAAAAGGTTATTTGTTTATGTTAAACGAGAAAAAAAAGAAGAGAAATTGAGAATAAAGATTTTGAATTAGATATTAGAGAAATAAAAAAAGTTTTAGTTTAAAAGAGATTAATTCAATAACTAATATTTCTTTAAAACCTTCAATAACAAAAACACCATTAAGAACTGATATATTTACAAAAGATTTCACAGAAGAATTTCTAATATCATTAAGAGATTTTATTTATAAATTATATATTATATTTCTTAATTTTAAAAATAGAAGAAATTATAAATATAGTAGATTAGATATTATAGATTTTCTTAATACACAAAATGAAGAATTTTATGAAGATTATGATATAAATTATGATAATTTAACTGATAAAGAATTAATTCAATTATTTAAAACGAATGATGATAAAATAATTATAAAAGATTTATTAGAATTTTTTAAAAATAAAAATAATAGAATAAAATTTTTGGCATTATTAACAGAAGAAGAATTTATGTTTCTTAATCAAAATCATCCATAGGTGGTTCGGTTGGTGGAACTACACCTTCCGGCATTCCTTGTGGAAACATATTGCCTCCTTGAAGTTTCATTAAAAGAGGTTGAACCTTATCCGTAATCTCCTTTTGTTTATTTTTATAAACTTCCGCATCTTCCTTTGGATTTTCTTCAAACCATTTAAGACCTTCATCAATAATAGGATCAATTTCTTCCTTAACCTCATCAAATAGAGGAGGAACACCTTCCGCTTTCGTTGAAATACTATTCTTCACTCCATAAAGATAATTCTCTAAATCATTCTTACTCTCAATAACCGCCTTCTGTTTCTCATCTTCCTCCTTGAATTTCTCCGCATTTTTCACCATCTCCTCAATCTGTTCCTTTGAAAGTCGTCCTTTATCATTTGTAATCTTAATATTATTCGTCTTTCCTGTGCTTTCTTCTTTTGCTGTTACTTCAAGAATACCATTCACATCAAGAGATAAATCAATCGTAATCTTTGGATGACCTCTTGGCATAGGTGGAATACCGCTTAAATGAAATGAACCAAGAAGATTATTATCCTTCACAAGTGCTCTTTCACCCTCATAAATCTTAATATCGACCCCAGGTTGATTATCAGCATAAGTTGAGAAAGTTTGTGATTTCTTTGTGGGAATGGTAGTATTCCTTTCAACAATCTTCGTCATAACTCCGCCACTTGTTTCAATTCCTAATGAAAGTGGTGCTACATCAAGAAGAAGAAGTCCAGAAGTTTTATCACTATCACCTTGTCCTGTAAGAATAGCACATTGGATTGCAGCTCCAATTGCAACTGCTTCATCAGGATTTAGACTTTTATTTAGAGGTTTATCATTAAAATATGAACTTAACATTTCTTGGATTTTAGGAATTCTCGTTGTGCCTCCTACAAGAACAATCTCATCAATTTCTCCCTTACTCTTCTTCGCATCACCTAGAACCTTTCCAATAGGTTCCATCGATTTTTGAAAGAAACTATCCGCAAGTTGTTCGAATTTAGCACGACTTAAATTAATCGAATAATCAATTCCATCAATTAGACTTTCAACCTCAATAGTCGTTGTCGTTGATGATGAAAGATTTTTCTTCGCTCTTTCAGCAGCGATATTAAGTCTCTTCAACGCCTTTGGATTTTGTTTAACATCCTTTTTATGTTTCTTCTTAATATCATCACATAAATAATCCACAATAAGATTATCAATATCAGATCCACCAAGATGAGTATCTCCTGCTGTCGCCTTCACCTCGAATATTCCTCCATCAAGAGTTAGGACTGATAAATCGTGAGTTCCACCACCTTCATCAAAGATTAGAATAGTGCTTTCCTTATCACTCTTCTTATCAAGACCATAAGCAATCGCCGCTGCCGTAGGTTCATTAATAATTCGAAGACATTCCATTCCACTAATAATACAAGCGTCCTTCGTCGCCTGTCTTTGACTATCATTAAAATATGCTGGAACAGTAACTACCGCCTTCTTAACAGGATGACCGAGATATGCTTCAGCAGTCTCTTTAAGACGAACAAGAACCATCGCTGAAATCTCTTCTGGATATAATTTCTTCTCCTCGCCTTTATAATCAACCTTCACCACAGGTTTATTATTATCATCCGCAGTTAAATCAAAAGACCAAAGTTTCTTATCTGCCTGAACGATAGGATCATCATATTTTCTTCCAATAAGTCGCTTAATATCATAAAGAGTATTCTTGGGATACATCGTTGAAACATTCTTCGAAGCATCTCCAACGAGTTTCTCTTCATTTGTAAATGAAACATATGAAGGAATGATACGAGAACCTGTTTGATGATCTGGAATTACTTCCACTCTATCACCAATCCAAACTGCTACACAACTTGTAGTAGTTCCTAAATCAATACCAATTCCAACATTATCTTCCTTTGACATTTCTTTTTTATTTAAATAATTAATGATTTCTTTAAATAAATTTTATTATAATAGATGACAGATTTTTTTGAGAAATTAAGTGATAATGATTTCTTTTCAAATAAATTAACTCATATTTATTTTAATGGAAGAGTTGAAGATAAGTTAGTTGATAAATTAATCGAGGATGTTAGAAATGCGAATAAAACAATTGATAATATAAAACCTAAACCTATATTAATTCATATAAATTCAAAAGGAGGTTCTGTATATGATGGAATGCGTTTTTTATCTATTTTTAAAATAAGTTCAGTTCCAATAGCGACGATTATCGATAATTATTCATTTTCATCTGCAACATTTTTATCCATCCATAGTCCATATCGTCTAATGACGAAAAATAGTTTTTGTCTCCTTCATTATTATTCAATAACAGGATTGAATGATTTTAAAAGAGATAAAATGTTTTCTAAGGTGAATGAATTTGAAACTTATTTCAATAATATCTGTCAAATGTATTTAAAAAAGACAAAATTTAAAAAAGAAGAATTGGATGAATTACTTCAACACGATTTATATCTTAATTATAAATATTGTCTCAAAAAAGGAATTGTAGATAGAATAATCGACTTTCAACATCCATCACCAGAATTTAAAGGTGATATTTATGATATTATAAAAGATGAAAAAACATTCAATTTACATCTTCTTCCGTGTTCTAATGATATTAATAATCTCGATTTAATTATCAGGAAAAATAATGAAAATCCTTCTTCAACATATATCATATATCCAATCCATAATCTATGTAATGAAGAAATTGCTAAAAAGACTTATATAGAAAAAAAAGATGTTCCTAAACAAGAAGATTATGATTTCGATATATTTCATACTCTTAATTTAACAAACAGAATTAAAGCAATTTCAGGAAATAAAATAGCGGTTATTGATGTTCCCATCAGTATTGATAATATTCTTCCGCTTTTATATACAAATAAAATTTATATCTATAATCATTCATTTATCATATGTAATCTATTATATTTCAAAAATCCAATAACTAATATTCTAATAGATGATATGTTTAAGAATTATAAAACTATCTTTCATCAAATAAAAACAATTCTTAAACAAAAGACGAAGATGACTATGAAAGATATAGGTGATATTAATAAGAAATATATTATCATAAATCCAAAAGAAGCGGTGAAAATGGGATTATGTAATGAAATCATTTATTCATAATCACTCAAATCATCAATATCACTCAAATCATCAATATCACTCAAATCATCTTTAATATATTTCTTATATTTATCATATAAATTCATTCCAATTTGTAAGATATTTATATGATATTTATCTTCAATCTCGTCATTAATCGATAAGAGAAGCAGATATTTATAATAATCATCACCTTTTTTTTTATAATAAATGAGATTATTTTTCATTTGTTTTGGAAGAAACAAATTAATCAATAATAATATATTCATTATGATATTATTTTGAAATGCTAAAAAATTATAATAGATATTTATAAACATTACTTAATATAATAAAAAATGATTATTTTATATAATTTCACATAAATAAAATGGACGATATTCGAATTTTCATCAAAAATAATTCAAAAGAAGAATATAAATTATCTATCAAATATGAAGACAACGAAACAATTTATAAATATAAATATCCTTCTCATAATCTCCTTTTTAAAGAAGATTTTAATGATAATATCTCCTTGATTATTAATAAGAAAACTTATGATAATTTAACAGATATTCATCTCTTCCTCTTCAATCTCTTTGATTATAAAAACTTTGAATATATCGATTTATATCTTAAAAAAATTATTGAAAAAACCCCAATTCAAATTGAAGATTATTATAATGATAATTATGATGATTTCGCAAATGAATTCATAGCAATTCGTAATCTAATAATAAATGAAAGGTTCTATAAATTAAAATTCGTCCTTAAAGATAATGATTTTCATCTTTATTACAATCTAAATATTTTCAACGGATTTGATAATATTCTCGAAAAAATAAAAGAAATTATTCAATTAATAATGAATTTAAATCAATCTTCTTAATCTCATTCCTATTATCCCTAAACACATTCGTTATATAATTATAAGCATCGTTTATTTGATTAAATGATACGCCACCTGTAATCAATACACTTCCACTCTCAAATATAGCAATCGTTATTTTTTTACATTTCTTATCTCCATTTCCATCACCTTTTCCAAAACAATTATCACTACATTTACAAATACCATCTTGATATGATTTATTCGTATTCCAAAAGAATTCCAATTTAACTCCGTGATACTTTCCAGGCTCAAAGCTACATTTATTATTATAATCATCACTCATTAAAATCCTATGAAGAACCTTTCTCCTTATTACAAATTTATTCGTCATTTCCTTATCCGTATAAGTCTTGAAATCAGTATTTATCATACGAATATGGAAATTATTAAATCCTATTTTCTTCTCAAAATCTTCGGTGCTCGTAATCTCCTTAAAATCTTCATAAATCTTCTTAATCGCTTCTATGACATCTTCCACAATTTTATTCACATCATCTTTATTCTTCACACCTGTTATTTGAATATTTCCATTCTTAAATATCTTCAAATTAGGATAATTATCCGCCTTATATAAGAAGGTTACTTGATTATCAAATGAAGTTTTCTTCACCGTTGTCGGTTTAACCTTCCTCTGTTTCTTTGGATATATTCCCCTCTTATTCTCACCCTCAGGATATTTTGGATAATAAATCCAAATGAATTTACTCTTATCACCTATATCAAACTTCTCATATAATATTCCTAAATGGATAGTTACTCCCAAATCAACATTACAAGTTATAGTGCTTACCTTATAATCAGTAAAATAAATATCATCCATATTTTCCAATTATGAAATTAATCCATTTCTTTAAATCATTTTTTATTTTCGGATAATTTGGATAAATAGGAGGTATTAATAACTTCTGCGGAAGTATTAATGGAAATCATCGGTGGAATATTTAAAACATAGGTCTTCGTTTCGTCTATATGTGTTTTTCTAAAATCATCTATTTTCAAATTTCCTCCAAACATCTCTAATAAATATCGTGAAGGTGCTGGTCGAATTATATTCTTAAATCCATAGCGTTTTCCTAACATCTGTATCCAACTATTCACCTCCCATACCTTATCACTTCCACAATTGACAGAGAAATTATAAGCATTCGCACAATTTAAGGAACAAAATGAACCGATGATATAAAAGGTGTCATTTATCGTATCATAATTATAAGGCATTCCAAATATAGAATTATCGATGGAATGACAACACCAAAAACAACACGACTTATTTTTTATATTAGGATTATTGATATTATTATTATGATAATATTCATTTTCACAAGAGATATTCTCTGCGTCATTTGTGAAATAACAGATATTTTCATATGGACTTGGTTCAGTAATTATACAATTCCTATCATTATTTATGATATAATTGATTTTTGATTGACTTATTGGAAGTTGAAGGAATATATCATCACTATCATTTTCAACATCCTTAATCATACTATCAATTATATTCTTCTTATTCGTTTTCTTAATTACTACATCATTAACAATTTTTTTACGAGGCATATTATATATATTTAAAGGTAGTTCTTTAAATAACTTAAACCATTCGTGATTTTATTAATCAAATCTTTATTTTCATCAACGAATTTCTCTTTTTTTTCAACATTCGCACATACATTCATATTCCTAATATCATTTCTCAAATTATTTATGATATTTGCGAAATATATGATGACTATGATTAATAATCCAAGAACTAAAAATAATGTTAAATCCATTATTTATAAGAAAACAAAAAAATTATATATATTTGATACCAACTGTTCCTGAATTATATTCAAGAATATTAAAACTTTTGATATAATATCTTAATTCATAATTATATGAATATTCATCTTTTCCTAATTTCCTCATCTTTTCATTTATATATTCATTATTATCCTTATTCACATAAACAACTAAACTTGTTGAAATACAAGAACCATTATAACTTCCTGTTGGGATCCATTTTTCAGGTTGTATAGCAAATGAATAAGTATAAATGCCAATTTTTGGAATTGACGAATGATGTTGATAAGGTTGAATGAGATTGAAGAAATTGGCGTCCTTTTGTTCTATTCGATTTGTTTTATTAAAATTAATTATTGCAGATGTCATTATTGGTTTAGAACTATTTTCAATAATATCATTTGTATAATTTGTTTGATTATTAAAATTTCTATAATCATCTCTTTTCAAAGTCCAAATAATCTCCTTATTATGTGTATTTGCACCATTCAATTCTATAAAAGTCGCCAATTCATTTCCAGCTTTAATATTATAAAAATTAGATATGAAAACTTGTTCTATTAAGATGGATGTTATTGGGTCAATCATCATCAACGCTCTTTCATCATTTTCTAAAAAGATATAATTTGCTTCTACTCTGGCATTTAATCTATTTGTCTTTATAAAAGTCCAAATATTAATCAAATCATTTGAAAATATTTCATTATAAAATCTGGGACTTACATATAAATCATAACCATCTATATAAACTTGATAAAGATTTTCAACATCCTCTAATTCTATATTCAAATAAATATCGCTCAATTGTAATTTCAATAATAATAAGGCGAGTGATGTATGTTTTGTGAAATTAAATGAAAGAGGTATTATTAATTCCCTTTCAGCAATAGAAACAACATCTCTATCCTTATCACCAACAGGATAAGAAATATCCGTGAAATAATTATTATTTATTTTTAAAATGGGAACTGGTAAAGTTGGATCATATAAACTCTTGACATTTCCAGTAATATTATTATAATTATCCTTTTTATCTAATGAAAGTTCATTATTAATTAAGAGATATTCTCCTGTGATATTATCAATAATCGTTGCTCCTGCTGTTAAATATGCTCGTTTAATTAATAAAGTTCCAATATTTTTAATCCACCGAAATCTATATTTATCATTCGAATAAATTGCTGGAAGTTTATAAACCAGATATAAATTAGATAATAAATCAGCATATCTATTAATTTTACATTTATAAATCGTATCCTTCCTATCTAATAAAGGTGTAATCTCAAATTCCAGACGAACACTTTCAAAGGAGAAATTAGTATGCTTTTTATAGGCAAACTTATAAAAACTAATTTCAGGATTGACATTTATATAACTATCAATTTGACCTTTACAAACTAATTGAGTTAAACCACCAACCATTTATTTAATATATATTTATTATTTTAAATAGGTTCAACAGGCATACTTCCTTCGGTATTCGCCATAAGATTATAGGATATTTTACTACCTTGAACGAATTTCATCTTATCAAATCCAGACAATCGTATCGAAAGATCTGATGCTTCTTTCTTAAAACCTTTCTTAAATAATTCGAGAATTTCATTATCACTTAACGCATAATTGAAATAAGACATATTCGCCATTTTAACAGGACTATCTTTTTTAATTCCATCGTCTTCTGTTTGTGGTTCTATTTTATTAATTAAATTATGATTTGTTTTTGCTGTAGGAAATGTATTATAAGCTTTATTGATATTTTCTTTTGGATTTATATATAAATTTCCAATATTATTCTTCATAGCAGTTGAAACACCATTTTCATTATTTAAATTTAATATATCATTATTAAATGTTGAACGGTCTGCTATTAAAGTTGAATTATAATAGATTTTACAATTTGTTCTATTTGTGAATAATTTTTCTTCATTCGAAGGACTTTCTTGAATAACAATTGTAATCATATTCCAAGTTTTATTATACATATCAGTATTAATATTCTTAACACCTAATTTATTAACATTTGTTGCATACATAGTATTTTGAACTTCACTACAATTTAATTTAATAGCAGATGAATTGAAACTATCAGGCGTATTTAAATTATTATATTCGACAACAATCTCTTTTCCATTATTATTAAGTTTAACTAATGGATTTTTAACCAAAAAATATGGATAAGGTTCCTCAGTATCAGCTTTATCAGTATCACAACTTAATCGATTTTGTTTATATGGAATAAGTTGTTTCACACCTTTATAAAATAAAACGATGAAAGCATCTCTAGTTAAATCATTAGTAGTATCACTTGATTTTTCTATTATTCGTCCAATTGATGGTTTTATGTTATAATATAACCAGAAATTATAGGAATATTCGGCACCTCCATTTTGATTTACAGAAGGATTTATATTAAGATAATAAGGATCGTTTTTATTAATAGTTTCTATTTTAGCTTGTGTTTCTGTTAATTGATAAATACCTGTGAATATTTTTGTTTCTTTTTTATTCGTTGGAAAGAAACGAACAGAGGATAAATATTCTCTATCAAATATAGAATATGCTATAAATCCCATAATTAAAACTAAAAAAATTCCCAATAATATTTGAACTATTATATTCAGCATTATATCTATTTATATATTATAATTTATAAATTGGATTTCTTATTCCATACATTCCTAAACCAATTCTCGCTAATAGATTTCCAATTGGCCCCCAATAATAATCATTATAAACATCGCGTTGATTTAATTCATAATTGAAAGTGGAGATTTTAGAAACTAATCCAGAGAAACCTGGGCCTTCCGTAGAATTTAATTCACCACCTATATTCACAACTCCTCCCATATTAATATTCATCTTCGTTAGAGTTTTTCGTGTATCATCTGTATCTCCTAAATATCTATCCTTTTCATTATTAGAAGTTGTGCTGACTAAATCACCATCTACATAAGCATATATATAATTCTTATAAGAATTCGCATTACATACAATCGCAATATGAACCCATCTTTGAAGAGGAACATAAGGAATTACAATTCCATTTCTCATAAATTCTTTTAAACTTGATTCAGTTAATGACATATAACTAGAAACTCTTGAACTTTCAGTTGTTCCTAAATCAGCAAAACGAACATATAATTTATTATCAGTTTTATCTAGGAATACGAAGGGAGATGCTTTTCGAGGGTCTGTTATAGATGTAGATGCTTGGATATTGAAGACATTTTTATAATTACCAGCAAATCTATTCATATCGTGTAGATAAATCCAGAATGTATATGTGCGTCTTTCACCATTTCCAGTTTTCTTTATTTCAAAATCAAATCGCCGTTTTTCAGTGCAAATTATGGGAATTTTAGTTTCATCTACTACTTGATGGATATTTAAGAATAGTTTAGTAGTTATAAGGACATAGAGGATATATGCTACACCGAGACAGATTACAATTACTATAAAAAGACCGATATAAATACTACTATCACCAGAGAAAGATTTTTTAGCAGATGTTATACTAGATAAAATTCCACTACTTTCATTATCACTTCCACTAAACATATTTTTTAGATTGTCAAATGGACTTGAACTCATTCTATATTTTTCTTATCTATTATTAATAAATAAATTTTCTATTAATAATATTTGAATGATAATTATTGATTTGGTTAAAAGGAAAGGAAGATTTAAAAACAAATTTATTATTTTTCTTTTGTAATGATAAATAACTCAACATCTTTGTAAAATTATTCTTATTTTTACTATTTTTCTTCAAGGGAAATTCATATAATTCTTTAATAATTGAAATGAATAAATCCAGACTATAATCATAATTCTTATTCATAAATATATCAAAATAGCAGAAATTATAGATGAAGAATTTATAGAATTTATCTTTATCTTTCTTCGTTCCCTTGCGATTAGTTGTTAATTCATAAATGAGATTTTCGTGAAAATTTAATGGGATAATCCATTGTTCTTTCAATAATAATAATTTAAGATTATTTCTATTAAATCTCGAATTATATAAATCACTACTGCTGATGAAAATATCATTATCATTAAAATTATTTTTATTAACTATCTTAATCGCTTCATTAATATTATAATTACTTTCATTTATAATTCGCAACGCATCACCAAATTCCAAATCATTTTTATAAATCTTCAAGATTTCATAAATATCATATTCACATAATTTCTTAATCTCTATAATCCTACATTTCTTCTTAATTTCACCAATCTTCTTTATGATTTCATTATTAATAATGACGATAATAGGAATATTCTTTAATTTAGAATTATTAATGAAATTATATAAAGATAAATTTATCATATTATCAAATGTATTTAAAACATCAAAATCATCTATAACAATTATTTTATTTGAATTATTATTAGTTAAAATTTGTATTAAAGATGATACGAATGATTTTGTTAATAAATCTAATAATTGCGATGATGAAGAACAATTATTAGAATTGATATTGATAGGAAATAAATTCATATCTTTAATTATTTTAGAAACGATATAACTTTTACCACATCCAGAAACGCCTGATATAAATAGACAAGAATTAATGGATAATTTAGGATATGAATAACAATCTATTATCCACTTCTTAATTTCTTCCATTATTTATTTATGAAAAATTATTTTTATAATCATATAAAAATAATAAGATAAAACTGCTATGATTGGATAAATAATATCTAATGTAATCATCGCCTTTGGATTATATGTCATCATAATTCCATTATTATCGAATAAGAGTGGTGGTTTTATGATGAAAAGAAGTAGGAGAATGGATATATAAATTAATATGGGAATGATAGGAACAAATGAACTCATTATAATTCTATAAATTAAATATAGAATAAATGATTTTAAAAATAATTTTAATTTTAATTTTAATTATTTGTATGTATATTTTCCTTGTTTATTATTTAGAAAAATTCTCCAATTATACGAATACTGGAACAATTCCCCTCGAATATAATCAAATATATTCATCTATACCTTATGATATTATTGTTAAAAATGAGAATTCATCTTATTATGATTATGGAAATGATGAATTAAATGAACGATTTATAAAAATGTTTAATATAAATCAATTGGATTTAATTAAGAATATTGAAGGTATTGAATGGACGAAATGGAATAATATAAATGATATGAATTTATCAACAACTATTTATTCCTATTCGAAAAATATAATAAATGATTTTAGAAAAAAGATTGAAAAACTTGATTATAAATTCATCAAGAAGAATATTAATCGTTTTAAAACTTCTGTGAAAGATGCCAATAAATTTCTTCTTGATATTGATATCATTATTCATAGACCGAATAGACCTCTCGCGCGTCATATTAAGATAATCGCATACACCGATGGAATGAAAATTACTTATTTATTCACGAAAGTTATTGGTGTTATTAAAGAATGTGATTTAACACAACAATTATCATCTGCGAATGAAGTTGATAATTATGTGGAATTTGTGAATGATAAGAAGATTATTTATGATATGAATTCATTTATTTATGATACGAATGATAGATTAGTGAATTCTGCTATTGAATATCAATTATATAATAAATTACTTAAAGATTTGAAATAATAAGATAATAAAGATGTCTTATTATGAGTTTATATTTTCAGGAGTTCTTACACCTGAATATGAAAGAAAGGTGAATGATTTGCTTAAATCGATAAATGAGGATTATTTGCCGATTGTTATTCATAAATATACGGATGAGGTAATTTGTGAGGAAAAAAAGAATAGAATGCTTGTTCTTTATTCTCATTTAAATATGTGGGATTATTTATATAGAATTTTTGTTGATTGTGGTTTAGAGATGAAGGTATATTATAAATCGAGGATTATTTAACGAATTTAATCCAATTTGTTTTAATATCATTTATTATTTTTATAATATCTTTACAATTTTGGGAGAAGAAATTGTAGAATATATCAGGATTTTCGCTGTTTAATGTGAAACGGACGATGAGTTGTTTAATTAATGGATGAGGACAAATATAACCAATATATTCACAGGTTAAATCATTAAATTTGGATTTTTCACGAATATATTTATTATGGAGGAGGGATTGAATGAGATTTCCAAGAGTATCATCTTCATCATCTATTTTAAAATTGAAGGAATTTGGGATATTAGGAACTTGTTCGATTTCAATTTCTTTATTTTCTAATTTGAGGATGATAGTTTCTAATTTATTTATGAGAATATCTATTGCTTTATTGAAGAGATATTTATAGGAAAGTCCGGTGATAGTTTCAATTTGGAAATTGATTTTAGAAGGTTCGCCATATTTATTCTTATAAAAACTTCTTTCCTTATCGAGAATATTATCGGTTTTACTTGCCTCTGTTTCATCAATTACGAAGAAGAAATTTGATAAAGAAACAGGAGAGAATGAGGCGTTTATTTTTGCGGTTCTTTTAATAGCATTTGCTTTAAAATGAATTTTCTCTTTAAAACGAAGACGAGTTATGAGGATATGTTGTTTTGATATGGGATTAGGAGGAAAGATTTCATTTAATTCATTTTGAGTTAATTTCTTATCTTTATAAGAACCAGAAATATCTGCAGTAGAAACATTCATCATTTCATTATTAGGATTTTCTTTGATTAATTCGAAGGAATAATCACCATCTTCATAAATATCAACAATTCCTTCTTTAATATGAAGAGGGATTAAACCTATTCTATGTATCATAAATTCATTATGAAGAGGTGTATTATTGAATAAGATGTCTATGGTAGGATGTTCTTCACCATAAAACGCTACGACTGGAATTTCAGTTAAAATAACTCGTCGAATTGAATTAACTATTCCTAAATCAATATTATCAATTATAAATGAATGTCTATCGGCGACTTTATCAAATTTATAATTACTAAACATTTCTTTTTATTTAATAAATGAATTTAAATTTTTATGTCATTTTTTTTCCTTTTATTTTATCATTATTTAAATAAATGATTTTATTTTATAGTGATACTTGCCAACATTGTTCTGTTTTATTAGATACGATTAAACGATATGATAATAAAAAGACTATTAAATTAGTTTGTATTGATAGTAAAATAAATATTGTTAAAGATATTATTAAAAATGTTCCAGCATTAATGTTCTTACCATCGAAAGAAATCATTTATGGAAAAAAAGTTTTTGATTATCTCATAATGCCAGATCGTGGATATTTATTCACGAGTAAGAGTAGTAGAAATAATAAGGAAAAAGAACCATCATCTTTATCATCACCAATTCCTTTAAATACTGAAAAGACGGATGAACCAGAAGCATTCTCTCTTGGAAGTATTTTAACGGATAATTTTAGCAATATTGATGATGATAATGCAATTAATAATAAGATATATAAATGGGATTTTATTGAGAATGATAATAAGAATATTAATATTGAGAGGGAGTTTAAGGAGAAATCGAATGAAAAGACGAATAATAAAAGTCTTCCTTCTATTGAAGAATTAACGAGAGACAGAGAAAATTTATTTAAAGATATTAAATAATTGTTTATATATAAAGAAATTTATGGCGTCTTCAATTGTAATTTTTAATCAATATTATTATGATCTTTTAACGAAGATTAGAACGATTGCGAAAAAGCATAAGGAGAATAGTTCAACGGCGAAGAAGGTTCTTGAAGTGATGAAGGATAATTATAAGGAATTTGATAAAACTTCTGGCGAATATGTTGAATATTTGAATGCGAATTGTAATGAGGATTTTTGGAAATCTTATTTAGAGGTTGATAAGGAAAATTGTGATGAATGGTTAAAGAAGGATGAAGTGAAGGTTATTTGTCTTTATAAGGATATATCTATTGGTGAGATTGCGAAACTTGTTCGAGATAATTTCCTATGTCATCATTTTTTAAGTGTCTTTTATATCTTTAAGAATGAGATGAATGATGAGAGTGCTTCAACTATTCTTAAAATTCTCCAAACTTTTAATGAAGATTTTGAATTAGAGAATGATGATTATAAGAAGGTTATTAATCGTCTTAATTCTATGAAAACTGATAAGGTTAAGAATGATAGTTCTTTTGAGGGAATGAATGATTTAAAGGATACTACGATTGGAAAGATTGCGAAGGAGATTATTGATGATGTTAATATTGATAAATTTAAGAAGACGATTAATGAGGAGGGAGATATTCTCAAAGCACTTGCTAATCCTGAAAATGGACTTGGCGAACTATTTTCGAAAGTAGGAAATAAAGTAACGGACAAGATTTCTACCGGTGAATTAAATCAAGATGCGATTATGAAGGATGCGATGAAATTTGCTTCTATTCTTCCTTCTATGTTTGGAAATAAAGGAGGAGGAGGTGGTGGTGGTTTTGATATGGCGGATATGATGAAGATGATGGGTGCTATGAATGGTATGGGAGGAATGGGAGGTGGAATGGGAGGTGGAATGGGAGGTGGAATGGGAGGAAAGAAGACGAAGACTGCTGTTAATAAACAAGGATTAAAGGCATTAGCGAAACGAGTGGAACTTCAAAAGAAACTGGCAGGAAAGAAATAAGTTCTTTTAGTAAGAAGGATGTTTAGTTTTAAAGAAAAACTATTGATAATATCTAATTTTATTTTATTCGTAGCTCTAATATTATCATTAATATTTAGAACTTTTACTTTTATACTTTTTGGAATTATAATAAATTTATTTCTATTCTATATTTATTTATATTATAATCAAGAACAAGTGAAATTAAAAGAGGAATTAGAAAATAATAATCAAGCAATTATTAATAATCAAATATGCATTAAACCTTCACGAAATAATCCATTTATGAACCCTTCAATTGTAGATATTAATGTTAATGTTAATGATAATGATAATGATAATGATAATAAGAATATAAATGCCTGTTATATAGATAATCCATATATAAAAGAAGAAATAGATAATCATTTTTTAAATAATCAATATAGAGATGTTGTAGATATTTATGATAGGAATTCATCACAAAGACAATTTTATACGATGCCTTCGACGACCATTCCTAATAATCAGGAGGCATTTTCTAAATGGTTATATTATAGAAAAGAGACTTGTAAAGAAGGGAATGGGGAAATGTGTTTTTATAATATAATGTAAATAGTAGAGATGGAAAACCAAACATTTAAAACAGGAAAAACTTATTTTGAAAATCAAGATAATATATGTGCTGATAGTTGTTGGATGGATTTTAAAAATCATGGAAATGAAAAAATAATGAATTATCAAACTTACGAAAATTATTCTCAATTAATTCCTTGTGAAAGTCCTAATGTCCGTCTTCCATCATTTATGTTAGACCATCCTAATCTTCGTGGTCGTGCTGGTTATGGTATTGCGGATGCTTGTTTAATTGATAATTATAATAATCTTGTTAAAAATGATGAGTTGATGACAAGAGATAAATGTAAAATCCAATTATTTTCAAGAATTTTCACAGGTGTTCCACAATTGAAAGGATGTGGTGGTGATATAACAAAGGAATTAGATTTATTATCTGGAACAGATACGACATCTTCTGTCGGTTCTTCTATGGGAGGATGTCGTAAATCTTTAATGGAACTTCAAATAAAACATCCAATTCCTCTTGTAGATTGTATGAAAGATATTCAAAATCCAAATAATATTGTTCCTATGTGGGTAAATGGAGGCGAAGATACTCGTTCATATATAAATAGAACTAATTTTAATAAAAATATTTAATATGTATAGAATTATAAATGAGTTTTAATAGAACTAAATATGATAATTGTTCTTATAAACAAGATTTAAAATCAAGTGTAGAAACTTTAAGTCATATTCTTTCTCCATATCGATACGAACATAAGGATAAATGTATTCATCAATTAGGTTTCGTAGGAGGAACTACTGTTTCACATATCCAAGGAAATCTCGTGGATTTAGATAGTGAATTACGAGGACAAACTCGAATTATTTCAAAATGTCAAACAAATCAATATAAACCTTCAAATGATAATATGATTAATAATGATAAGACATCTCCTATTAATACTACGATGAACCATCTTCCATCTTGTCAATCAATTATGTATAGATCAGTTCCTCTTCCTCCTCCAATTAAAATAAATAATTGTTAATGTTAATGTTATTTTTAATGTTAATTTTTGGATTTTTTTTATTATAGTTTATTAAGAAATAAATGTATAAACCAAATGATACACGAATGATTTATGATAATTCTTCATATCAACAAGAATTAAAACGCTCAATTTATTCTGGAAACTATCATTTATCAACACCTTATAATGATTGTATGGATTGTGATAAATTTATGCCAAATGACCCTCATATTCGTTTTCAATCCTATGGACAAAATGCGTGTAGTATGAAAAAGGCGGTTGATGATAGTAATGAATTATCTGGAAGAAATTATAAGAATTCTAAATGTAATGAGGATGCCTATATTCCTAATAAATATATATCTACTGGATGTGTTCCAAAAACGATTGATGAAGTTCGCAAATGTTCTATACCTACGGAAAGTTGTCGATTATCAAATCCTCCTTGTTCTTTAAAAGAAGTTGGGATTAATCGTTTTGACCCTCTATGTTGGAACCCTCAATCAAAGGCATTAGAAAGTTTTGATAGAATTGGTGTGAATTATAGAATGGTTGTGAAAGATAATCACATACCTCTCATAGAAACACCTGATAATCAAGAAGAAAAGTTTATGCCGAAATCTAATCAAGATTATTCAAATGATTTAAATAAATGGAGTGAAATTAATAAAAATAATCAACAATACTCGCCAGGATATATGTATCCAAATCCTAATCCAATTCTCAAATGTGCTTAAACATCAAAAATATCTCAAATAACATCTTCGACATTTTCATCAACTATATCACCAATTTCATTTTCTACTGTGGGTTCATCAGTTAAGAAATTATTTATATTTTTCGTTTGGATATATATCTCAACAGGACCAACGAATTTCATTCCAAATCCTTCACCACCAAAGAATGAGGTGAAAAGAGATTTTCCTAATTTGGATAATTCAAATTGAGAGTTGTTTTTACACGCTAAAAACGCACCATTATCAATAATTAAATAATCATTTTTAGGAACAACGATTTTTTCTAAATTTCCAAAAGCACATATCCAAATAAATCCATATTCTTCACCTATACAAGTCGCCGTTGGAAGAATAAAACCTTCTTCTTGACCTATTCCTAATATTCCTTTCATTTGAACTGTGAAAGATATTTTGATATTTCCAGTAGAAGCAAGAAAACAATTACGAGATAGACGATAAACATCTCCTTTATTTATTTTTATAACCAATATGGAATTTATGAAATTAGTTCCAATATAGATATATCCTTTTCCTATCTTATTTCCTCTAAATACTTGATAAAATAATGGTTCTCCTGCTAATACTTTCGAAATTCCTTTCCATATTCCATCATATTTAATATCTGCTTTATCAACACCACTATTCATACAAATTAAGGAACCTAATTGAGCGATAATAAAATCATTATGTTCTAAATGAAATTTAAAACATATTGATTACCATTTTGACCTATTATTTGATTTGTTTGTTTTCATCTCTTTAAAATATAATTATTAAATAATTATGGAAATCTATTGTATATCAATAGATAAATGTCAGGATAGGAGAAAACATTTTAAAAGTTATTTTTCAAATATTCCATTCAAATTTTTAATAGTTAAGAAACATCAAAAAGGAGGTGTTTATGGATGTTTTCATTCTCATATATCAATTATTAAAGATGTTTATAAAAGAGGTGTTAAAAATGTTCTAATATTTGAAGATGATGCTTATCCAACATCTTATTATTCCAAAGAAAATTTTGAGAAGATTAATGAATTTCTTAAAAAGAATGATTGGGATTGTTTTTATTTAGGTTATTTCGCATTTGGGATTAATAAGAAGAATGATTTATTATTTAAGACACCAATCTTTAATGGAAATATTTGTCAATTTAATCCTATGAGTTCTCACGCTTATATTTTAAATAGGAAAGGAATGAAAAAGATTTTAGATAGATATGAGAGATTTATAGATATTTGTCATTTTGATTATTTCTTATCTGGATATGCTGATTTAAAGAGTTTTTGTTTTTTGCCGATGCTTATCGACCAAAATTATTCATTTAATTATCAAATAGAACCTTTGAATATAATTGAATATATATTAAGGAAATTATATCCATTATTTAATCTCTTCAAAATTCATCAAATCTTCTCAATAATTATTTATTATAGATTTTATTTAATTATAATTTTATTATATTTATTTTATAGATATGGAAGAACAAGGTTTTATATATGAAGATGAAGAATTGGATGAAATTGATTATTTTGAAATCGTTTCTCTCGATGAAATAATCAAATTAAATCCAACCTTTGTCGCTTTCACACAAGAAGAAATTTATAATTATTTCTTCGCCTTCTTTAAATCCAAAACAAAAGCAGAAGGTTTCTTACATATCTTTAATGAAGTAATTGAGAGACAGAAAAATCCAATAAATATCAATAATTTTATAATCATAGCAGATGCAAAAAGAGATAATTTTATAGAATTGGATATTGAAGATTATGTAGCAAAGATTAAGGCAAATAGTAAGGAACAAGTTAATTTTGCTTTAAAAAATAAGAATAAATTATGGTTTCCTCTTGTTTATGATGTTGAAAATTCTCTCCAATTCTCACCAACCTCCACTTCTATTCTTGAATTAAATGAAAATGATAATTATATCATATTTAAAGATGATGAGAGAAATATTCCAGTCCTCGCAGTTTATTATTATGAACCTTTATCAACAATTAAATCAACGATGAATGAACGAATTATTGAATTTCTAAATAAAGATAGATTTAAGGGAGAGGTTCTCAAAAAGGGTGATTTTAAAACATTTGAAGAGATGATAAAGGCATATAAGATAAAACTTTCCTTAGATAAAATTGATGAGGATGAATATCATTATTCGAATTTAAGTGAATTATTGAATAAATTTAATTATGATTTGGATTTTATGGATAATGATACTTATCAAAAACTTAAAATTCATTTAGAGGGATTGGTGAAAAAGGAAAAAGAGGAGGTAGTTGATTATAAAAGGATTAAAATAGAACCTCTTAATATCACGAATAATAGATATTTATTTTTTATAATTATCAAAAGTTTTCTTAAATTACTTGATATAACTCATAAAAGTTCTACTGAAATTTCTAATAGAATTAAAGATTTCACAGGTGAGAAGAATGTTGTTTCACTTATTATAAATGATTTAGAAACATTAATCCTGAATATTAATGAAAGTAATTATGATGATATTATAGGTAATTTGAAAGATATTAGGAAAAATCTTTCCATAGATAATTATATAAATCTATTCAATTCTAAAATTGATATTAAAGAAATTGATAAACATCTAACAATTATCATTAATAAATTCGAAGTTTTCACACAATCTTATAAAGACCTCTTTAAAATATCTTTTGATTTTCAAGAAGAAGAACACGAAATTAAGAAAGGATTAGATACAAAAGATTATGAAGGAATTCCAGCACGAATTGATGAATTTAAAAAAAATGCTATTTTTATTGATGAAGAAGATGATGATGCAGAGGAAGTTGATGTTATAGATGATTTAAATTTTTTTAAGAAATATTATCTCAATAGTCGTTATAATCTCGAAAAAGGTTTTATAGATGCTCTTAAAAAGATTTGTCCTTTTCTTAAATTAATGATTGATTTAAGCAAACTTCCGATGGATTTTGATATAATAATTGAAAATCTTTTTAAGAATTTTTCTGGAAAAGTTCAAGAGAAACTTATCATAATTAAAAGGAAATATAATGGAAAATTTGATGATAATTATTATAAAGAACAAGCAAAAAAAACCGAGAAATATGTTTTAAATGCTGATGATGAAGATATTGAATTAGTTGAAGCATATGAAGAACATATATCATTAATAATTAATATGATATTTGATGCTATATGTAAATGGTCTATTGAAATTCAAAATGAGATATTAAATGGAACACTTATGTTTGATAGAAATAGATGTTATATTCCTTGTATTAATGATAGTTGGAATGATTTTGGGATGCCTTATGATATGGAGACAAAGGATAAAGATGGTGTTCTTCCATATTTGATGTGTATATTTGAAGAGGTTTTTAAGGAGAAATTTAGTGAAAATGATGATGATTATATGCCATTTCCAAGTGATTATAAGAAGATGATTATAAAAATGATAAATGAGGTTTATTCGAATGATTTGAAAAAATTTGAGAGAGGTGAGAAGAAGAAGAAGAAGGATACGAAGGGACTTGAAGCACAAAAGAAGTTAAATAAATATATAAATGAAGAGGCGAGGAAGAATAATACCAAGGAATATCAAGAATATAAGGCGAAAGGTGATAAATTCTTTGAGGATTTCATAGAAGCTTTGATATATATGCCTTCGGTTAAATATGAAAAAATTCATAAATATCTATTAGGATGTTGTTTAGAGAAGATTGATGATAATTTTAGTGCGGATATTTTTTTAAAAACGAAGAGGAAGGATTTGGAAAAGGCGAAATCTGCTTTCATAACGGAGAGAGTTTTGAATAAGAAGAGATATGAGCGATTTTATTTAATTAAGAAGATGATAAGTGAGAAGAAGGAGGGTTTTGATGGAATTAAATATGGAAATGATGTTTATTTTATTTATGAAAGTTCATTAGAAGAATGGTTTATGAATATGAGTGATAAAACGATTATTAGTAAGAAGAATAAGAATGATATACAGACAAAATTAAGAGATACTTATAATATTCATTTAACTTATTTGAAGAATTTTTTTGGAAAAAAAGAAATTCCAGATGATTATAAATTCAATAATTATAAACAAATATTAATAATGATTTCAACTATTTTATATAAAAATCTCAAAGAAAATTCATTAGGAATTATTAAAGAAATTAATGAAACTATTAAAGAATTAGATAATATATCATCCATTATAAATGATGATAATAATACTTATATTTATCAAATAAGAGCGATTATTGTCATTCGTGCGATGTGTCTACCTGCGTATCCTGATATAAGTCCAAATGCTAAATTAATATCGAAGATTAAGATTGAGAATGAGGTTTTTAAGACTATTACAAATGAAATTTCTTCAAAAGTTTTTAAGATTATAAATGATAATAAGATGCCTACATTAGAAGACCAGATTAATTATATAAATAAAATTCGTGAGGAAAATAAAGATAAGATTTTATCAAAATTAAATAAAAAAACAAGAGAAGATAGAGAAATGATAAAGGAAATGAAGAAAATTGGTTTAGGAAATGTTGTTGATGATGGTGATGATGATATAAGAGAAGTTGTGAAAGAAAAATTTGATGATAATGCCGAAGGAGAATATGATGTAGGTGAGGATGATGGAAATGGTGATGATGATGAAGATATTGATGATCAAAATTTTGGATTTATTTATAATAGATATACAACACGCAATTATTATGATATATAATTCTCAAATTTCTTCAATTATTTTTATTATAATTTTAAAAAAATTCTTTAATATTCATTCCAAAAATGATTTAAGAATAAGATTATTTATTTCTTAAATGATTTTTATAGAATTTATAAATAAATATTAATTAATTTCAAAATAGATTAAAGGAATGTTTAAAAGGATTTCTATATTTTTAACTTTTCTTGAATCAAATTTTAATTATATATTTTAAATATTTACTCAAAAAAATATTTTTAGTTTAAAATCTTTAAAGGAATATTTAAGGATTGATTAAAGGAATATTTAACAATTATTTAACAATTCTTTAACAATTATTTTTTTGGAAATATAAATGAATAATTCTTTAACAATTCTTTAATAATTCTTTAACAATTCTTTAACAATTCTTTAACAATTCTTTAACAATTCTTTAATAATTCTTTAACAATTCTTTAACAATTCTTTAATAATCCTTTAATAATTCTTTAACAATTCTTTAATAATCCTTTAATAATTCTTTAACAATTCTTTAATAATTCTTTAATAATTCTTTAATAATTCTTTAATAATTCTTTAACAATTCTTTAACAATTCTTTAACAATTCTTTAATAATTCTTTAATAATCCTTTAATAATTCTTTAACAATTCTTTAATAATCCTTTAATAATTCTTTAACAATTCTTTAATAATTCTTTAACAATTCTTTAATAATTCTTTAATAATTCTTTAATAATTCTTTAACAATTCTTTAACATATCTATTTTAAAAATTATAAATAAAATATCAATTAATCTATTTGGAAATATAAATAAAATATCAATTAATCTTTTTGGAAAATATAAATAAAATATCAATTAATCTATTTTAAAAATTATAAATAAAATATCAATTAATCTATTTGGAAATATAAATAAAATATCAATTAATCTTTTTGGAAAATATAAATAAAATATCAATTAATCTATTTTAAAAATTATAAATAAAATATCAATTAATCTATTTGGAAATATAAATAAAATATCAATTAATCTTTTTGGAAAATATAAATAAAATATCAATTAATCTATTTGGAAAATATAAATATAATATCAATTAATCTATTTGGAAATATAAATAAAATATCACTCAATATTTTTTTGGAAATATAAATTCTTTTATAGAATTATTCCAAAAAAGATTTAAGAAATAAATAATCTTATTCTTATATCATTTTTTTATGGAAATATTATTTAAATTCAATTAATCTTTTATAGAATTATTCCAAAAAAGATTTAAGAAATAAATAATCTTATTCTTATATCATTTTTTATGGAAATATAAATATAATATCAATTAATCTTTTTGGAAATATTATTTAAATTCAATTAATCTTTATGGAAATATAATTATAATATCAATTAATCTTTTTGGAAATATTATTTAAATTCAATTAATCTTTATGGAAATATAAATAAAATATCAATTAATCTTTATGGAAAATATAAATATAATATCAATTAATTTTTTTGGAAATATAAATAAAATATCAATTAATCTTTATGGAAATATTATTTGAATTCAATTAATCTATTTGGAAATATTATTTGAATTCAATTAATCTTTTTGGAAATATAAATAAAATATCAATTAATCTTTATAGAATTATTATTTGAATTCAATTAATCTATTTGGAAATATAAATTCTTTTATAGAATTATTCCAAAAAAAGATTTAAGAAATAAATAATCTTATTCTTATATCATTTTTTATAGAATTATTATTTAAATTCAATTAATCTATTTTGAAATATAAATAAAATATCAATTAATCTATTTTAAAAATTATAAATAAAATATCAATTAATCTTTATGGAAATATTATTTGAATTCAATTAATCTTTTTGGAAATATAAATAAAATATCAATTAATCTTTATAGAATTATTATTTAAATTCAATTAATCTATTTGGAAAATATAAATAAAATATCAATTAATCTATTTGGAAATATAAATAAAATATCAATTAATCTTTTTGGAAATATAAATTAATCTATTTGGAAATATAAATAAAATATCAATTAATCTTTTTGGAAATATAAATAAAATATCAATTAATCTTTTTGGAAATATAAATTAATCTATTTGGAAATATAAATTCTTGTATAGAATTATTCTAAAAAAAGATTTAAGAAATAAATAATCTTATTCTTATATCATTTTTTATAGAATTATTATTTAAATTCAATTAATCTTTATGGAAATATAAATAAAATATCAATTAATCTATTTGGAAAATATAAATATAATATCAATTAATCTATTTGGAAAATATAAATTATTCTATTTGGAAATATAAATTCTTGTATAGAATTATTCTAAAAAAAGATTTAAGAAATAAATAATCTTATTCTTATATCATTTTTTATAGAATTATTATTTAAATTCAATTAATCTATTTGGAAAATATAAATATAATATCAATTAATCTATTTGGAAAATATAAATATAATATCAATTAATCTATTTGGAAAATATAAATAAAATATCAATTAATCTTTTTGGAAATATTATTTAAATTCAATTAATCTTTATGGAAATATAAATAAAATATAAATTATTCTATTTGGAAATATAAATTCTTTTATAGAATTATTCTAAAAAAAGATTTAAGAAATAAATAATCTTATTCTTATATCATTTACTTATAAATTCTTAATAAGTAAATAATGATATATATATATTCATATTGGATATTTATTTGGTTAATATTATATTTATTAAAAATTATTCCATTATATTTTATCTTATATTAGGATATATATTAAGTTTATTTGAAATATTCTATTTATATAATAATAATATAAATAAATATAATTTAATTAAATTCACAATTATCAATATAATCCTTAAATTTATTCCTATTTTGATTTTAATTTTTATAAATAAATATTCATTTAATTATGATGATATTTATTTTGGATTTATTTTATTATGTTTTTATCTATTTCTTATGATTTTATTAAATATTAATCCTTTTATTGAATATCAAAATTTATTAAATAGTTATATCAATATTAATGAATATAAATCATTATTTAGCAAATTTTATGATTTTTTATTTGACATATTGAATAAGAATTGAATAAATAATCTTGTTTCTAAATACTTTTTTTTTATCCAATATTTAGATAAATATGGAATATATTAAAAATGATATGCCTTCTATGGATAATATCTATCAATCTCAATATTATAAAAAAACGAGGGATTATGAACAAACACAAGCGAATAAATCATATGAAAAGGCAAAATATCCCTTTAAAACTGGTGTAGTTCCTTCACCATCTTATTCATCTATGTTCGCACAATCTACAAATGAAAATGAGGATGGTTCATATATAAATAGTTTGAGTGGTGAAAAAATACCAGTCGAAAACTTCAAACACAAAAATATGCAACATTTTTTAAAAAAGGGGATTACACAAAATACAGAAGTTGATAATCCAAATTTCAATCAAAAATTCGGTTATAATGATTATAAAACTCGTAAAACAGAAGTCGAAAGTTTCTTCCAACCTACGAGCGATATGTCTTATCTAAAAGGAATGGATAATAAAACTGATTTCCTTCTTGATAGAACAGAAGTTCCAAAAATCCAAAATAATTATAATCCCATCCAATCTATTCGTGTTGCACCAGCACTAAATCAAGGATATACTTCAACTGGTAGTGGAGGATTTCATCAAGCAGATACAATCATATATACGAAACCAAAGGATAGAGATGAATTGAGACCTTTAACCGATCAACGAAATTCTATTTTTGAAATTCCCATTCAAGCACCTATGAAAAGTCTCGTAGATAAAAGAGGTGTCGTTGAACCATTCGTCAAAAATAAACCTGAAACTACTTATAAACAAACAGAAGAGAATTGGTTTAAAGGTCAATCCTATCTTAAAAAAGATACGAACAGACCTGCAGAAAATCTTAAAGATACAAGTCGCATAGCAACTCATACGGATTATTATGGAACCCTTAAAAATCAAGAGGAATTTCAAAATTCAAATGAAGATTATGGAAGAAATTCAGTAATCGTCTATAATACTAATAAACACGAATTATCTAAACAATCAGTTCCAGTCGCCAATTTCTCAACGATTATTAAAGCATTCGTAGCACCTATAACCGATGCCCTCAAAATCTCTCTCAAAGAATTCTTCCTCAATCCTCAACGAGAATTAGGTCATATATCACCTCAACAACCTGAAAAAGCAACGACATATGATCCTGTTAATCATATTCTTAAAACAACTATCAAAGAAACGACGATTGATGATAATAATTCAGGAAATTTATCAGGAAATAAGGAGACTTATTCCGCTCTTTATGATAATGCGAAGACGACTACGAAAGAAACGACGATTGATGATGATAATTTAGGAAATTTATCAGGAAATAAGGAGACTTATTCCGCTCTTTATGATAATACGAAGACGACTACGAAAGAAACAACGATTGATGATGATAATTTAGGAAATTTATCAGGAAATAAGGAGACTTATTCCGCTCTTTATGATAATACGAAGACGACTACGAAAGAAACAACGATTGATGATGATAATTTAGGAAATTTATCAGGAAATAAGGAGACTTATTCCGCTCTTTATGATAGTCCAAAGACGACTATTAAAGAGACTAATATTCACGATGAATATTCAGGAAATTTGAAGGGAAATTATGGAACTTATGTGAAAAATGATGATAAGACGAAGACGACTATTAAACAAACAACACCTTCAATAGATACGACGAGAAATATTAAAAATGTTGTTTATAAATCTACTTATGTATATGATCCTTCAATAATAGCTAAAACAACACTTAAAGAGACTACGATAAATAATTCAGTCAATTCTTTTGGATTTATTGGAGGATTTTTAAATAAGATAATAGGAGGTTATATAATTAAGAATAATGATGCGAAGAATACACAAAGACAATATTCTCATATTGAATATGATGGTGCTCTAAAATCTGTCGTCACATTTGTTCCTATGGATAGAGAGGCGGATATGAATGCTGAAATTGATGGAACTCGTGAGATGTTATTAATAAAAGCAGGACATACTCCTAATGGTGCTGGTAATTTCATAGGAATTGATAAAAAAGATGTGAATTTAAGTAATAGAAAACAATTGGATTTATATGAAGATGAGATGCCAACAAGAAATGCAGATAAAGTCTATCAAACAACTCCTTTAAGAATTGAAAATGAAGCAATTACAAAAAAACCAGATATAAATAATGCTTTTGAAGACCGTCTCGATAGTTCAATATTATCTTCTTTAATTGAAAATGAAGATGTCATAAAAATAAATCCAATTATTTAAAAAATGATTATTGATTTTATCAAAAGAAATATGGAGGAAATATTAATAAATCTTATTAATAAACAAAAAGAAAAAGAAGAAGTTAATAAATTATGGTTTAATAGTAAATTTAAAGATATTATTAAATTACAATCTAATAATGTTGGAATAATTGGCGAAGAATTTATTAAAAATATTTGTAATATATCAAATATAAATAATAATATAGATGGAATTAAATCAAGAAAAAAAGGAGGAGGTTTTGGAGATGGATTTATAAATAATAAAATTATAGAAATTAAAACAGCAGTTCAATCATCTTCTAATGTTTTTCAACACGAATTAGGCGAAAAACCTTATTTATAGATATTAGTCCTGAAATTATTTATTTAACTATATTTAAAAATTTTGATGAATTTAGTTATAAAAATAAAATAAAATGTCATCCATATTTTCCAACTAAAATTATCACTTGGAGAAAAAATATAGGAGCATTTAAATTAGATACTTCTATTAAAATAAATGAAGAAAATATTATAAAAGGTTATACTATTAAAATTACAAATGAAACAGATATAGATTATATAAAAAATTATATCAATTCAATTATTAAATAATTTATATATTTGAGAACTTCTTAAATTATATGCGGAATTAGTTGATAAGAAAGCAATATCATTCCATTTGAAATTTATCATTTTTTCTTTTATAATATCAATATTATCATTAATTATAATTCCATATCCTTTTTTTGAAGGTAATTCATCAAAATTTAAATATGATTTCATATTATCTTTTCCAAAACAAGTTGAAGGAATATATATATGACATTTATTAATCATATTTTTATTTCTTATTGTTGATGATGTTCCTCCATTTGATAATGAATATATCTTAATTTTATTTGATATTATTTCATCAATTTCATAATCAATATTTTTATGATGTTTAGACCATATTTGAAATATTGTATTAATCTTAACTTCATTATTATTTGGTTCATAAAAAGTATTATTTATAGTTCCTGAATATATTAAATTAAGTCCTTTCACTCTTTTTCGTGGAACACCTTTACCATCACTCACGAATAATTGTGGTAATATAAAACATACATATTCAGCAAATTTACTTGAATGATTAATGAATTTTAATGCTTTATGACCTCTTAATCCAAATGGTGGATTACCTATAACCACATATCTATCCTTTTTTTCTGGTTTCCAATCAAGATAATCCATAGTTATTATATTATCTATTTTAGGTTCAATATCAATTCCAATAGTTCCTTTTGGTAATATTTCTAAAAATCCTCCTTGTCCGGCAGATGGTTCAATATAAATAAATTCATCATCTTTTTCACCCAATTCTTTTATTACATTTTTAAATGTATTATAACAAGATAAAGCAGTTTCTTTTGGTGTATAAAATTGGTCTTTTTGTTTTGAAGAATATTTAGAATATTCAATTTCAATATTTCCTAACTTTAATAAATCAAATTCATAATAAGATGGTATATTTTCTAATTCTATCCATCTTAATATAGTTCCAGAAGCAATATTTAATTCATTCGCAATATTTTTTAATGAATTCTTTTTTATCAAATCCTTTAATAAATATATTAAATTCATCTTTTTTAATTTATTAATAAAAATATAATCATTTTTTATATAATTAAAAAATTATCACAATCATCAATAATATCAAATAAACTATCATAAAGATTGATGGATCAAATGATTTGAGATGAATGATATTAAAACTATCCATCATAAAATCATTTGTTTCATCTATAATGGAATTAACAACTTCATCTTTATTCCTTAAAATCCATTTACAAATCTTTTTCTTTATATAAAATGGATTTCTTTCCATCAATCTCTTATGTTTATCAATTCTCGTTGTTCCGCGAGTTATTAGATAAACTGCTATACTTGCCGTAGCAGGTTCAAGCATTTTAATATACATCATAATTGATTTATATATCTATATTAAGAATAAATTAAATCATTTTTTTCTTTTCTCTTTATAAATAATGATAAATTTAATTTATAATAGAGCAGATGAAGAACAGGTTTTAAGAACTGAAAATGCAATTATTTGTTTCTCGGCGAATTGGTGTATTCCTTGTCAAAAATTTAAACCTATTTATTCACAAATTGCCGATAATTATAAACATCTCAAATTCTTTAAAGTTGATATTAATGATAATGAAGAATTCACAAATAAATATGATATTAAAGCAGTTCCAACATTCGTTTTTCTTAAAAATGGTGAAAAAATAAATGAATATACTGGAATTGATGAAAATAAACTCATCTCCATTCTTCAAGAATTATAAAAATCTCCAATATAAAATTTGGAAATTAATGTCTCCAACATTCCATCTTTCTCTGGTCTTTCTTGAAGAAGTTTTGTAAATAAATGATTTATAATAAATGGATAAAATAATGAAATCTTTCGTAATCCATATTCATATATCCAACTATTCTTACAATTTCCTTTCGTAGTTTTATTAATACCTATCAAATGTCTTAATTTATCCTTATCCTCTTTATGACATATCTTATATTGAGTTGCCTCACGATTTTCTCCAAATTCATTAATCGCTCCTGAATGAATTATATCACAATTGAATAAAATAGTTGTTCCTTCTTTTCCCTTAATTATTAAAGGTCTTTCCAATAAAAATGGTGTTGTCTTATGACTTGAAGGACAAATTGCCAATAAATTTCCATTATTTTTATAAGTAATACAAGTGAAAACTGGATATTTTGTTTTAAAAACCGATTGACTTGAAGTAACGTCACGATGAAATGTAGATATAGAACATCCTTTCACCTTATATCTATAATTTATAAATTCATATCCCTTCGGTAATTCCTTTAATACCAATTTTTTATTAAAATCTATAAACACCTTATATCCATCCTTCTCTAATGTCCTCATAAATTTATAATAATCTATGCTTTCATATAAATAAATCAATAAAATAGATAATACAATCATCATATAAATAAATAAAAGAAATAATAAGAAATTTTTATCAATCATATTAAATAAGTTTTAAAACAATCTTTTAAATAATAGCAAACAACATTCTTCAATATCGTTAGGGGAATGTTCTATATTTTATAATTTATAAAAAACTAAATATAATTTGTAAAAAATTAATTCAAATATATTCTATATTTTATAAAAACTAAATTTATTTTATAATTTGTGAAAACTAAATATAATTTGTGAAAATAAATTGAAATCTATTTTATAATTTGTAAAAAAACTAATTCAAATATATTCTATATTTTATAATTTATAAAAACTAAATATAATTTGTAAAAAACTAATAAACAAATATAATTTGTGAAAACTAATAAACAATTATAATTTGTGAAAACTAATAAACAATTATAATTTGTGAAAACTAATAAACAATTATATTTTATAAAAACTAATAAACAATTCTATTTTATATTTTATAAAAACTAATTCAATTATATTTTATAATTTGAGAAAACTAATAAACAATTATATTTTATATTTTATAAAAACTAATAAACAAAACTATTTTATAATTTGTGAAAATAAATTGAAATCTATTTTATAATTTGAGAAAACTAATAAACAATTCTATTTTATAATTTTCACAAATTAATAATTGAATTATATTTTATAATTTGAGAAAATTAATAAACATTCTATTTTATAATTTGTAAAAACTAATAAACAATTATAATTTGAGAAAAAAAATAATTGAAATATATATTTTAAAAGATAGGCACACAACATATTTCAGTAAGGTTCAATTATGTTTATTTAAATTGAAATATATTTTATAAAAGTTAAATTAAGCTCAGGTTGCTAGGCAACATTAAAACTTCATAATTAAATTTATTGAAATTTAAAAGATATAATAAGTTTTTATAATGAAAGTTAATTATAATTACTATAATAATATTTATAATAAAATATAATTATAAATATGTTAATATATAATGAATATCAATTAAATATATTATAAAATCTAAATGAAATGTGAATGAAAT